CGTCATGGCCACGATCCAGGCCCAGGCATCGGCGTCGATCGCCACCACCGTCACCACGACGGAGCCGGACGCCACGCTCTCGTTGCCGGCGATCGTGGCCGTGGCGGTCATCGCGTTGACACCGGTGCCAAGCGGCGAGGTCGGCGGCGCGCTCCAGGCACCGGACGCGTTCGCCGTCGCCGTGCCAACCTGGACGGCATTCGCGAACAGCTTGATCGCCGCCGAGGGGTACGACGTGCCCTGGATGATCGGCTGGCTGTTGTAGGTCGTCAGCGGGGCCGACGGGCTGGCAATGACCGGCGCTGGCGGCGCCTTCTCGGCGAGCACACCCGCCGTCTTGGCGCTGCGGATGCCGCTCCAATTTTCCGAGGTCGCAAAATAGTACCAGTCGCCAGGGGCCGGCACATCGGTATAGGCCGCCGTGCCGTTCGGCCCGGTGAAGATCGGACCGGCGATCTCCGTCGCGGTCGCCCCAATGTTCACGCTGCTACGATAAAAGCGGATCGCCGACTGGTTGGCGCTGTTGGGCGCCGTCGCCGACAGGTTAGCGTTGACGCCGCTGACCATCGCCGTCAGGCCCACCGGCGCGGCCGGGGCATTCGGATCCGCCACGGCCGTGAACAGCGCTGAGCCCGACCAATCGCCGGTCGACCCACGGGGCGCCAGGAAGCGTGCTTGAGCCTCGTAGCCCTGGCCGTTGACCAGCGGCGGCGTCGAGGCCGTCTCCTCATCCTGCTCGGCCGGGAGGAACTGCCAGGCCGATTCCGGCGTGGTAACCGGCCGATATCGCACTTGGCCGACGAAGACCGGCCGCGGCGGCGTGTCCCAGGACACAACGCCGATGGCGGCCATGGTCCGGCCGTCGATCGACCGATGTTCGATCGCCACCGCGACGTGACCCGGCACCGGCACGTCGTCTTCGTCCTCGTCGTCGTCCGGTATCGGCGCCGGGTCGGCCTCATCGGTGGCCGGATCCCAGTCCCACCAGCCGTCGTAGCTCGTGACCTGTATCTCGACCGACATGGTGTCCCGGTCCAGCCGCATGCTGGAGATTTCGAAAATCTGGTCGATCTCGAGCTCGGTCAATTGCAGGCGGATCCATCGCTCACCCCAGGCATCAAGCAGCGCCAGCGTGCCGCGCACCTTGCCCGACCACGACGGGTTGCCGAATTTCAGGGTAAACTTGGCGGCGCGCTGCGCCTGGCCCTCGGACGGCACGAAGCGCAGCTTCACGGCGCTGCTCTCAATGCCGTTGCGGTCGATCGATGCCTGATCCTGCTGAATGCCCGCCTCGACCTCGGCCCAATCCTGGTCAGCCGAAACATAAGTTGCCCGCACCTCGTTGACGCGCTCGATCGCCGCCTTGCCGGCAGACAGGTCGTATTCCAGGATCTGATCGTCATCGATGGTCACCGCCGCCGCTGGCGCGCCGGGCGAAGCATTCCCGGCGCCGACGGACAGGCCGAGCCTGCCATCCGGTCCCTGCGTCAGGCGCCCGCCGCAGGCATCCAGGATATCCGACAGCACCGACTTGCGGTCTTCGGTCAGGTCGTAGGCACCCCAGGCCCGCCAGCGCTTCTCAACGAGAAGGTCAGGGAGCTTGCGTGGGATATCCTCATCGCAGATGTTGGCCGCGGCGATGAAGCTGTCGAGATTGATGTATTTGCCGATGTCGAGGCCGAAGCCAACCGGGATGCCAGCCTCGAGCCGTGTCATGTAGTCCAGCAGCACCAGCGCCGCATTGTCCGACCAATCCCAGGTCGCCTCGTTGTCGATGTCCTGAGTGCCGCCGAACGCGATCGCCTGGCGCGGGTCGTAGATCTTGGCGCCGCGCAGCGTGGCGCGATAAGCCGGCGCACCACTGGGGAAGACCTTCTGCTGCAGGTCCGGCTTCATGTCGGAGTAGCCGACGAAGGTGCAGGTCAGGCCCTCGCCGCGGTGCCCGGCGCTCCACTCATCGCTGACGCCGGAGATATCCTGTCCGGGCACCCCAAGGAAGTTCTTCACCGACACCGGCAGGATCGGCCGATAATTGTCATAGACCCCGCTGTCGACCTTGCCGTCGGCGTTGACGGTCACAACCTCGTCGGCCAGCCAATGCTCCTCGGGATTGGGAAAGTCATCGGTGCTTTTGTCAATCTCATGCGCGGCGTGGCAGACCAGCGTCTTCAGGTCGCCCTCTTCAGTGCTGACATAGTAGATGAAGGCGCCGCCCAGACGGTACCGGCCATAGCATCGCACCCGCGGCGGCACCGCCTGCTTGACGCTCTGGCTGCCGTCCTGGAACTTCGGCTTGGGCGGCGTCGGGGCCAGCAGCGCGCCGACTAGCGTGCCCGTCACCGACAATCCGACACCAATCAATGTCGCAGTCAGTGGCGCGATCAGGCCGATGGCCGCGCCACCGGTGACCGCTATTGCTGCAAAGCCCAGGACGATCGGAAGCGCTTTGGCCATGCCTCAGATCCTCCAGGCGTAGGATGCGTGCGGAGTGTGCGACAGCCGGTCTCCGGTCTTCGCGACCCAGTCGACCGACCCTCGAATGGCCAGCGCCGGGCCGTCCTCGGTCACGATGATGCCGATGTCGCCGGGGCGCACCGTCTCGACCGGGACCAGCGTCGCACCGACCCGCTCCATCGCCCGTGCGGCGACGCGGACGAGGCCGCCCCGGGCCAGCAGCAGCCGCATGTATTCGCGGCGCGTGCCGTATTGACCGCGCCAGTCAGCCGCCAGGTCGACGCCGGTTCGCAGCCGCACCCAATCGGCGGCCCACAGGCTGCAATCCATGCGGCCGAACTCGAACGGCGTGGCCTCGCCGATCCGAGAGTGGGCGGCAAGATCGATTAGAAGCGAGGCCATGTCACCGTCCGGTCGACCATCTTCGGGACGAACTCAAGCGCCTTGTCGCCGGGATAGCGGCGCTGCTGGTCACGATCCGTCAGCATGCCGAACGGCGCCCGGCTGCGCTGCGCGAACAGCGTCTCGCAGGGCAGCGTGATGGTGCGCAGGATCGGGCCCGTCGCGGTGAAGCTGGGCTTCTGCATGAACCAGGTGCCCAGCAGCACCAATCCATCAAGTGGCACGAGGCCCGGCAGCGTGGCGTCGAAAAAGCCGATCGACACGGTCAGCAACCGCCCTTCGATCTCGTCGGCGGACGCGTCCTTGCGGGCGGCGGCCACGACCTGGGCATCGACGCCGGACAAGGTCAGGGTCAACTGCGGCGCCGTACCGTTGATGGCCTGTTCCAGGCCGTCGATCTGCTGCAGCGGGTTGCCGCTACCATCCTGACGATGGCCGATGCCCCACCAGGTGAAACCGCCACGGTCCAACGGACCGTCGCCTTCCCACACCCGCATCGGGCCGCTCTTGAAATCGAACGTCACGAACAGCGACGCAACGACATGCAACCCGGCCGCCTGGGCTTTGATGGTGCCTGGAAAGAGGGACATCAGTACACCTCGACCAGATCGAATGTCGCCGTGCCGGTGCGGGCCAGTTGCAGCTCGAATGCACCGCTGTCATCGGCCTGCAGGCGCATCGGCGCCCGGGCATGGCACCATTCGACAGGGTCGCCATCGACCGCGGCGATACGCAGCCTCGGACGGATGTCGAGCAACGCCTCCTCGCCGGGAAGGTTCACCACCCCGACGACAACGTAGAGATAGCCACCGATGCCGATAAAGGAACCCTCCAGCAGCGGCAGCGTGGTCGAGCCGATGCCGATCCGGACCTGTGTCGCGCCGGCGGCGGCCGGCAGCGAGATCGCCGGCGCCACACCGCCCTGGCGAAAGCCGGCGCCGTCGCTGTGCAGCGCGTCGTCGCTGTAAGGAATGTCGCCGATCACAGGCGCGATCCGGTTGCCGTTGCGGCAGTCGCAGGGCCCGACGCGGACGGCGTTGGCACGGCCGTCCAGCCGGGCCAGCAGTGACCGCGCCTCCCGGATCTTGGCCGGCGTGTGAAGCGGGACGGTCAGGCGTGCCATCCAGCGGCCGAGGCCAGAGGACACAGCCTGCTCCCGCCCCGC